AACAAAACTTATCGAGTTTATTTGCATCAAATCAATTGCTACGAAATTGAAGCAGAAAACGAAGATCATGCAAAAGAAATAGCAACCGATGAGATATGGGGTTCAGAAGGTACTGGCTACTCAATGTATTTTGAGGCTGAAGAAGATGAATAAAATTACTATTGGTTTTTCGCACGTAAAAATTATTTTTACTTAAAAAATAATTGATACTTAAATAGTCTTTAACAAACATTCTAAAATGACAACTTCAAACAAAACTTTATTGACCTCTAATTTAGAGAACGCAACTATTCTTGTAAATGCAGCGAGATTAAAAGCTCTTGCTGATACGTGCCATGCACTAGCTAAAGTCAGGGAAGAGATTGAAAATCAGCTAGAGATAGCTAGGGCAGAAATGAGGGAATTGAATAAGGAACAACCAGAAGGATATAAGTATGTGGAGGTTCCCTTGCTTATGCAGAAAGAATCCTAGTTAAATTGCAGATGTAGCTTTAAATGATTGCTGGAACTTTTCATTACGTTCCAAAAACCATACCTCGGCAGCTCGTAATTCGAGTTCGCTGAGGATTTTTATTTGGGGTGCTCCACTTCTTCGGGCAATGATGACTGCTCCTTTTTTAGGGCGGATGCCTGTTAATTTTTTCAAGCCTAAACTGTACGCTCCAAGTTGGCAGCAAAATTGCTCCACCATACCCTCACTTCTGACATCTTTTGCGGTTTTCCAGTCAGCTATGAAAGGCCCGTCTCCGTCAATATCTACTAGAGCGTCTGCTGTTCCTGCATATCCATAATCTTCGTTATATACACTAAATTCTGCGGCGTGGATTGCTGTTACTCGTTCCAGTATGAAAGACCGTAGACCTCTGGCGTAGCCACTGGCTGAGAAACCAACTTTCGGGGCGTTCTCGGCTGCTTTTTGTAAGCCCCATTGCGTGACTTTAGTCGGACACCGTGTAAGTCCGTCCGATCCAGTTTTCCAGATGTTCCTTTTGTTTCCTGAGTTTCGCGATAACTTTGCACCAGTTTTGAGTAGATACTCTGCATGAGAGTGGGCAAGTTTGCCACGTTCGCAAGCGATGTCTCGCTCCGTGTAACTGTTTGGTCTTTGTAACCAACGCTCCAGTGCATCTTTTGTCTCTTGGGCTGCGGTTTCCTTAAGGATATGAGTTACTGAATGATATACATTTTTCTTAGCATCCCGATATATCCTGTGTGGAAACAGAGTTTGGCTATCATCTCGTTCCAGTTTCCATTTCCTTAATCCTGCTAGAGCATCCTGTTTATCTAACTGTTCCATGAAAGGCGTATATATATTATTTCCCATAGTTAATGTACCTTAAAAAGTTCCTTTAGGAAAGAATCTTCGTAATAATAAAATCTTGTGTTAACTGTGCTTCCTGAAGGAGTCTTCATTTTATGAGGCAGAGCTTGAGGTTCCACACCATAGCGTTCCATATATACCTTTTTGACCCATTTACCTATCCAAGGTAAACGATCTTGCAGATTGGAGTACTTGTTTACTGACTCGTACATTTTGATTAAAAGAAAGATAAACACTATTGTAATAATAAAGTAGAAAGCTGACAAATTTTAAGGATATATATATTAAATTCACTTGTCTCATATAGGCTCATTTATACTCAAAAATCCCCTATAACTATCGTTGCGTTGGAAGAGTTTTGGGAAACCTATGAGTTAAAGGAGGTTACGCAAAGCTATGCAAAGCTATGCAAAGCTATGCAAAGTCTGATTGTGAAGAACTGTATATATATTGCAATAGTAAAGTACTTAAAAGTAAATAAAAAAGGGGCTTTCATAGCCCCTTATCTATTAATCGTCTGATGATTCAAACGGGTTTCCTCCTCCGATCAATCTTTCAATGTCGAAACCATTGTCTTGTGCTTCGTCCCATGCTTTCTTGATCTTCGCAGAAGTGTTCTTGCGTCTTGGTGCAGCATTTACGCTATAGCGTGTGTCTACTCCTTGTCCTTCCCTAGATAAAACTAAGTCAATTTCAGTCATGCAGTCTGCATAATCCTCCATTTGACTGATCTTGTCTAAAGCTTCGGTGATCGTAGATTGTGTCCACTCAAATACCTGTACTTTCTCTGTATCGTGATTAAACACAGGTATAGAAGCTGCCATCTTTAATGGCTCGAAGTTCTTTCCGTCACGACCCAAGGGACGGGTAAATTCGTTTTCGTAACGCTCGTTAGCTTCTTCAATAAGCTTAGATACATCCTCTGGCGTTGGTTCATCGGTACAACGGATAGGCTTTCTACCTTTTCCGTTTACTTCTTGTACCCAGAATAGATAGTAATCAAATGCGTCTTCTTCTAATAAAGCAAAACGTACACTGCTACCATCTTGAACACTCCCAGGATTTAGGAAGCCATCTTTGCTGCTGCCTGAAGAGGCAGAACTCTTGCGTAAACGATCTGAAACGATTGGCATAAATGCGAGTGGTTAATAAACCTAGTGCTTTATTACAATAGCACAATGACAATATCTTGTCTATGGGTTACAATGAAAAAACCCTTTAAGGCTGGAGAGGCCAAAAAGGGTTTAAAAATTAACTTACAAAGGTATAGTAGCACATGAGTCCGAAAAGTTTTATTCCAGAAATCCCTTCACACTGGGATACTTGCCCGATATATGCGGAAGGTGTATTACTTCCAAAAAAGAACGATAACGATCCAGATACTCTCTCTAAAGGTAAAACTCCTCTTGGTCTTTCTTGGAGTAAACATCACTCCGTATCCGATTCGAGGTTGTTTATTGAAAAAGAACCAGAAAAGTTTAAAGCGTTAGGAGTATTCACAGGTGCTAGGTCGGGTGGTCTAGTGATGTTTGACGTTGATAGAAACCTCGGTGCGATCCAGAAAAAATGGGGTTCTGATTTAAAAAAGGCTCCTAAAGTTACATCTAAAAAACCTAACGCAGCTAAGTTTCTTTTCTTGGTTCCTGAGAAGCACTGGGTAGAGGTTCATTCAGTTAGTCACTCTGGGGCAGACAATGAAGGTTGGGAGATATTGTGGAATGGGCAGGGTGTAGTAGCTGGTGAGTATTACAAAAAAGAGTATGGGAAAGGTGAATACCAAATAGAAGGAGACTTAGATAATATCCCTGACGCTCCAGAGTGGTTGCTCTCTCGTATGCGTAAAGCGCATGACGAAAGATATGCAAAAATTGATGTTAAATATGTTGATAACAGATGGTCTAAAAGAACTAAAGAAGAGAAGGTTGCAATAGCTTCAAGTTGTTTGAGCGTTATTCAATATAAGGGTAAGGGCGAATTAGCTGCTAGATACTGGTGGGAAATAGGGGCTTCTATTAATAAAGAATTACCTGGAGAAGAAGGTCTGAAACTATGGAGAGAATGGTCTAAAAACGATCCAGATTATATAGACGATTGGGAAGATGGGAATGATCCTTGTGCTGCTCGCTGGTATCAAGCTTGGAAGCATGATGGAGCTACCTTAAATATGGGTAACTTGATTAAAACTGCTAACTTTTATGATCCTAATAAAAGGAGGTTAGAAAGAGATGGGTTACTTAAATTAGTAGAAGAAGTTGAATCTATTCCTCTCAGATTTAAAGAAGAAATACTGGGTGGTAATGACGTAATTAAAAAATATCAAGAGATAGACGAAGATCCTGAAAATGAGAATCCTGCCCTGCACAATCAGGCGGTACATAAATTAGCTATAGAGGCTAAAAGGGGTAACGCTGCTGAAATCGAAAGATTGGTAGATAGTTATGAGATGTTTAAGAGAACTAATAACCAAAAACCCTTATCAGTAGAGGAGTTAGATGACACGCCTTTTGACTACACGATCCCTGGTTTACTTCCTAAACCTTGGACGTTGTTGTTACACGCTGATGGGGGTACGGGTAAAACTGCTATGTGTCAGACGATTGCTAAACATGTCGGACACGGTAAAGCTTTCAATGTTCACGGTGGCTTAGTTACCGTTCCATCTGCCAAAATTCTTTGGCTTAATGGTGATCAGAATGAAAGGATTTTAAGAAGACAAATGCAGCTTATCGGCTGTACTAAAAATATTAGAATCGTTACTGAGTGGGATATGCAGTGGTATTCAAGATTTAAAAAGATGCAGAATAAGTATGCCTATGATTTAGTTATTATTGATAGTTTGGATGGTTGCAACGACAGTAACCCTTATGAAGAAAATAGAAGGGAGTATGCGCTACCTATTAAAAAATTAGTCAGAAGGAACGGACAAGACTTTCCCGCCTGTTCGATAATAATTATTCACCACAACACCAAGGAAGGAAAGTTCAGAGGGACAACAGCTATCAGAAACGCTGTTGATGAAACATGGAACATGCGTAAATTATCGGCTAGAGACGCTGCTGAGATGAACATCGCAGCAAATAGTCGCTTAGTGACCGTGGAGAAGTCCAGAGACGATAGAGAGGGCTTACGGATGTTATTTACGTTATTGCCTGATTACACCTACTCAGTTACACCTGCTCCCGATCCAGCAGACATTGTTCGTGTCGATAACCCGAATCAGCATACGCTGGATATTCTTGCATTACTTAGAAGCTCTAAGAAAGCGTGGTCTATTAGGGATCTAGTCGAGAACGAAAGAGTAGGGGGCGTACATAGAAAAAGAGCTATCACATACAGCATTACAAAACTTGAGGATCAAAAACTAATAGAAAAAGCTCCCGTTCCATCTAATTCTTCTGTCAAAGGAGGTAGGCCTTGTAAGTACTATCAAGCTATTGGTAAAGACGTTCCATCGTTATTTAGAAACTCTCTCCCGCGTGATATACCCCAAAGTAGTTTGTTAAAACCTAATAACCCTGTTGTTGGAACGGATTCGATTAACAAAGAGGATTGTAAAAACTCTGATGTTGTAAAAACCCCAGAAGACGAAGGGGAGTTTTTACAAAAGGAGGTTTTTACAAAAACGATTGTTAATGAGACTTCTTCCACTGGAACAGAAGAGGGTTTTTACACACAGGACTCTGGGAATAAGGATGAAAAGCAAAACTCATGGAATATGTGGGACGTATGAACCAAGGAACAAATCTCTGTATCTACAGCATCAGAAACAGAAGTGATTTTCCGTTAGCTATTGCTCGTTACACGCTGTATGACGCGCAAGGCACAGCAGTTGAAGTAACGGAAATGAAATATTGGAACGAAATGACTTTCACTACTCAACTGCGTACAGCAGTAGAGCAAGGTTTTGATATATCCGTAATCACCAAATTAAGTACAGAATTTATGACAGGGTGTGTCAAAAAGTGGGTGGAATAACTTACTAATGTGCTAATGTAGTAGAGAACATTAAAGGTTTACCCATGACCTCATCTGAGGATTTTTCTGTCTTTTACGGTATCAACGAACTGCACAGATTAAACACAGCGATCAGTATTGCTTTTGATACAGAGACGCTCCAATTACAACCAGAAAAAGGGAAGCTAAGGCTAATCCAGTTAGGTTGCTACGTTACTAAAACAATCGTTATTATTGATTGTTTTGATCTAACTGAAAAAGATTGGAATAAGTTAGATAGTTTCTTTAATAACGGTGATAGGTACTGGTTAGCACATAACGCAGTATTTGATATTGCTTGGTTACAGGAGCAAGGAATCTTTATTAGAGGTTTTGTCCAATGCAGTATGTTGGCTAGTCGGTTATTGACTAACGGTATTCCCAAAGCAAAGCACGGTTTAGCTAATTTAGCTAAGAGACATTTGAATATAGATATATCAAAAGAACAACAAACTTCGAATTGGGGTGATCCTAATCTCTCGGAAGAGCAATTAGTTTATGCAGCTAAAGATATAGAAGTTCTTCTACAACTTGATCAGATATTAAGTAACAAACTTTCTAAAGCTGAATTGCTTCCTGCTTTCAGATTGGAGTGCAGAGCATTACCCGCTATGGCGCAAATGTGGAGGACTGGTTTACCTTGGAACGCTGAAGCATTGGAGGAATACAAAGTTGATAAAGAGTTTGATGTAAAAGAGATGGGCAAGGAATTTATTATGGAATTAGATAAAAAGTTACCTGAAGGTAAGAAGTTACCAAGAGAGTCCGATGGAGAGTTTAATTTAAGAGCTAAGGATCAAGGTGCCATAAGATTAGGTACTAAAAAGTATGCTGGTTTTAATATAAAAAGCTCTAAACAGTTATTAGAAAAACTTGAATTAATTCTTGGTTATACCCCTACAGATAGAGATGGTAAACCTAGTGTAGGTAAGGAAGCGTTGAAAAAATGTGCAGCAGATAGTGAAACGATCCAAACATTAATTACTTGGAAAAAGAAAGAAAAATTAAGACAAATGGCAGCAAGTATTCAAGAAAAAATGTATGACGATGGTTTCGTTAGAGCGTCTTACATGCAACTTGGGGCTGATACAGGTCGAATGAGTTCAATTAAACCTAATAATCAACAAATACCTAGAGATATGGAATTTAGAAACTGTGTCCAAGCCCCTAAAGGCTGGAAGATAGTAGACGCTGACTTCAGTCAAATGGAGTTAAGATTAGCGGCGGCTTTAGCTGGTGATATAAATATGATTAATGCCTTTAAAGAAGGTGCAGATTTACATGATTACACAGCAGAGAAGATGGGGTGTGAAAGGCAGATAGCAAAATCAGCAAACTTCGGTTTGTTATATGGTGCAGGTGTAGAGGGTTTACGGAATTACGCTGGTTCCCAGGGTGTTCTTATGACTAAGGAGGAAGCCTCCATAGTGAGAGATGGTTGGTTGAGTACCTATTACGGTATAAGACAATGGCAACAAGATAATCAACAAGAAGCTCGTTCTACTGAGCAGGATGAGTGGCCTGAAACTAGGATTCCTCACTCTGGTATGAGACGATTTCTTAAAGGAGATCTAAATAGAATTACTGTTAGATGTAATACTCCAATACAAGGTGCAGGTGCAGCCATACTTAAATGTGCTTTATGTAATCTTTGGCCTGATGTTAAAAAAGCAGGGGAAGACGTAGTGAAGATTGCGGCTGCTGTGCATGATGAAATTATTCTTTTAGTTAAAGAAGATTACGCAGATCACTGGGCAAAGCATTTAAAGAGCATCATGGAAAAAGCTGAAGCAAAATGGTTGGAAGACGTTCCTCCTTTAGCTGAGGTAAACATTGGAGACACTTGGGCAGAAGTACATTGACCTCTATTTATCACACTAATAAGGGCTGGCATTTTTCTAGCCAAAAATCTAAAAAACCAGTAAGCTATTACAGCAGTCTTGCGGAAACAATGGCAGTTGCTTATGCAGAAGAGTGGACGAGCCATAATAATGGAACGCTTGAACAAGGAGATAATGCTTGCAGTGACAGGGGATCTTCATAGAGCAGCCGATTTTTTAGAAGGGGCCAGAAAAATACGTTCTGGCTCTAAGAGACAGAGGAATGCTAAGCGTCAGGCTATGAGAGAAGCTAATATTAGAAAAGTCGATAGACCTATTTCGTGGTAAAGTAGTACAACGACACTCCTCTGATGGCATTAAAACACGGGAACAAAACTTACTTACAAGTATTGTTAGATCCCAATAGGGCAGACCTAGTTCAAAAACAGGCAGAGTACAGAGGTATGAAACCTGCTGCTTGGATTAGGGAAGCTGTTTATAACGAATTGGAGAGAGAGTTACCTAGCAATGAATACAATCTTGCTAAAGCAGCCGATGAACTTATTTGGAGAGAATCTGTGCGTAAAAGAATAGAGGGTAGGAAAAAATGACTTACCACTCAGTCGTCAGCTCTGAAAATGCCCCACCTCGTATGAGACTTCATCTATTTTGGGTTTGCAGCCCTAATAAAAAAGGCAGAGATATGAGGTACTCTGGTTGCTCAAAAGAGGAAGCTCTTAAACAAGCCAGAGTAAATAACCCAGGGGCTAGTATCCTTTGGAAAAAAGAACTGTGAAATGAAATTCTTAGATTGGCTTGGGTCAGGTTTCGTCTACAGAAGCCCTAAACCATACGAAGGCTTTAAAAGATTTCTTCTTACTCTCCCAACTAGGAAACTAAAATCACTAGCTGAAACTAAAGCCCACTACAGCAAGAAAAAATTAATCCAACTTTACTTAGAGAGGAACAATGTCTACACCGAAATTCAAGATCAATGATCAAGTTAATAAGAAAAGAAATACGGGAGTCTTCCTTAAAACAGAATCAAACAGAGGGACAATTATTAAGGTCATAGAAAAACATAATAAAAGAGATAGGATTTGTTATTACTATGAAGTGAAATGGCCTGATAAAAGAAGGTCGGAACACGCACAGCACATACTCGTTCCAGCACCATAAATGATTAACAAAATTCAAGCTGCGTGTCCTAAGTGCGCTGAAGCTAGGACTAGAGTTGTATGCACTAAACGTTCCAGTGATGGGGTAACTATCAGGCGCAGACGGTGTATTAAATGTGATCATCGCTGGTACTCAGTTCAGTACCCCGAAGTTGCCGTTAAAGACAACGAGGTTAAGTGGGTTAAAACAGGCTCCACAGCGAAATTCGTACCATCTAACTAAACAAATGGAATTTAAAAAGAACAAAGGAACCAAGAAGCAGGAAAAAACTTACGGTCCTATGGGTCTAAGTGAAATAAGGCTAAGAGCTTTAGCAAAAGAAGATGAAACAACTATGGAATACATTGGATCTGTATGCGCTCCCTTAGTGAACCTATATGAGTTTCTTAAAAGCAAAGGTTTTACAGATGATGAATGTTATCTAACAGCAAAGAGACTTTGTATGATTAATCTTGGTCGATACATGGAGGAAGACACAGATTACGATAAATATATAGTCGAAACACATTACGAATAGACAAAACAAAACCCCCTTAGTGGACCTAGTACTAAGGAGGTTAAGTTCCTATGCAAACTGGGCTTTCAACGACCCACACATATTATAACTTAAGAACTTTCCTTAGCCAATTCTTGAATGTAGGTTGTCTTACAGGATTTTCTAAGCAAGCTATTTTAGCTTTGCACTTTGCTATTTCAGTTAAACAATTAGCAATAAATTGCGATTGATGAAAGTGGTTTCTTTCTACTGCTTCGCAGTGTCTTATGAGTTGTTCTTTGGATGCTCCTTCTGTTAGCCAACGTATCTTTTTCTCTAGTTCTAATTCTTGTTCGACAGTAGGAGGTTCCATTAGTTGATCTAACAGAATGAATTGCTCATCCAAGTTCTCCATCTAATTCTTTCCTCTTAGCTGCTAACCCAGTGTATAAGCCATGCATAGGATTGTCAGGTAAGTGACGACCATCAAGAACGTACAGACGTTCCATCTCCATCATTCTTTGCTTGTCTTCTTCTAACCATTTTGGATCGTAGTTTGTCATTGCAATGTAGTAGTTGAACTAGGATATAACCTTGACTGAAGGAAATTTACAGCTTCATCATCAAGTGTATTCGTAGTCTGTTTTGCTGCTGATTTCAACAGATCAAGTAACAGTTTTTTACCTGCTTCACTACGCAAAAAAGCATAAAGAAGAGGTAGAAAAGGTTTGAATAGTTTTCTCATAAATAGACTCACTCTTCACAAGCTTATATAAAACCGCTACATTTGGCATAGCGGCTTGATCCCCTCCGCTACATCAGAACCTCCCAAGATTTGCACAGAAGGGAGGTTTTGTTGTTTAAGCCGATACTTAACCTAACAGGATTATGGAGCAAAAAGACATTGTATGTTTTTGTTTACACTGCCTAGAAAAAAGAAGGCAAATTGAGAGAGCTTACCTATTGAACACGGAGAAGGAACTGGTTAAAGTTAAATAGCAATTTATTAGGAGGCTGCAAGCTTAATTATTCAACAACGCTGTGGGAAGCGGATTGTTCACAAGACCCCCTGGCTCTTAGAGGACGCTAGGGGGTTTTGTTTTTCCCAGTGTTTTATTAATAATTCTAATTCTTTAATCCTGGCCTTGGCTCTAGCTATCTGTTCCTCCATCCGTTTGGATCCCTCTTAGATACTTCTAATCTAGCAATATCCTTCTCTACAGCATTTAGACGATGGAATATTTCACGAAAGTTGCCTTGATTACGATTGGAACGGTTCGCTAAAACCATTAACGCTCCAGAGATAGCTGCCCCTATCAAGGCTGCGAGTAGTTCTTGAGGCATTTTTATCCTTTTGGAGTAATCTTAGAATATTGTTGTTATTTTTTCATGCCTGAGAAGCAATCAAACGAACCAAAAAAGAGGAACCCTCTTCAAAAATTTAAGGATGGATTGGATGACACCACGACTACACTCATAAAAATTATTGTTCTTGGGTGGTCGGGTGCAATATTAACTTTAAATTACGTTTCTATCCCAGGAATACCCCAACAAAAAATAGATCCGACATTTATAGCTTCAGTTTTTACAGGGGTTCTGGCTTCCTTTAATATTTCAACCACTTCTAAAAAAGGCGATGGAACTTATAAATTAGATGAAGAAAAAAGTAAAACAATAGGAGGAAAAAGTTATCAAACTATTAGAGTGGAAACACCAATCAAACTTGTACCAATGGAGCCTAAGATAGACCCTATCACCAATAAGCCTATAGACCCACAAACAGGCAAACTCACATGAAAAAGTTTTTAATCTTGCTTTTATTAGCGAGTCCAGTGCAAGCGGACATGCGGCACTCCATAACCACCTCGGCAAAAGTCCAGTTAGATGCGGCTTATAGTTCTGCTTCGAGAATCGGGACAACGTACAGCGTTACGGGAAATAATGTCACACCAAGTACTACTGTTTCAGGCACTACAACCTCTGGTGCTATCGGAGGATTGACGGCTGATAGTGTCACGGCAGGAGTCCCCGCAATTGTGGACACGGATTTCGCTATAACCACGGCTGGATCTGCCGTAAGTCTGACAGAAAGCTTAGTGGTTGGAGATTCTATTCAAAGTGCAACTACGGTTACTGGAGGTGTTGTTCCAGCATTGCCTTCTCTTGGTGTAACAGTTACAGGAGCAGGAGGTGTTTCAGGTGGGACGATTACTTCTTTAAGCTCAGGTGTTCATACTTGCGCTGGAACAATGGGAGCAGGTTCAAGTTGCACGGCACAAACCATAGTTGAATCGGTTGTGGACTGATGCACGTTCCAATCCTTATTTGCTCAGTCTTTGTCGTGGTTCTCCTGATCTTCAATCTGATCATGTGGAAACACTATTACGATATTAACAAGTGAAACGCTATCTCCCGCTATTACTATTATTAAATACCACTGAGATTCTAGCTGTGCCAGTGGTTCCTAATTTTTCTAGCGGAAGTATGTCAGCAGTGACTCGTACCACTCAAAATATTACGGAGTCAATAGTTTCGACAGATTACAATACTGGTCATTCACTATCCATAACAGGCACGAATTTAGAAATAGATGGATCAACACTTTTACCTGACCCTACAACTGTTACCCAAACTGTAAATGGAACGACTTACCAATGGACTGGAGCCGATCTAACAACAATGCCCAATGTATCAATCAAGAACGCAGGGGCAGCGTTTCAAATGAATCAAAGTTACCAAGGGCCAGGTTTATCAAATATAACCAACATAACTCGCACAACTCAGGTAGAAAGCGTTACAGAAACTACCTCTACATTCTCTCAATAATATTTGCACTTAACCCGTTAAAAGTATTAGCAAATACCTCCCAAACCGCAGCTCCAGTAGCTAATTCCAGTGGTTCAGTGACCAACATGGCTATACAATCTTTGCAAGGTAATATGATACAAAACCAGTACGGTAATGGAATAGTTTGTCAGGGGCCAATGCTCACGGCTTCTCCCTTCTTAACCGACAGCTTCCAGCAACAGCTCCCACATGAATATTGGTACTCCTCGCCAGTGTATGACGATGATGGAAATGTTATTTATTACCAAGATGTAAGGACAGGTCAGAAAGATTCTGCAAGCTTAAATTGGGGCTTTTCAATTACATTTAGTCTTCCATTAGATAATTCATTACAAAAACGATGTAAGGCTATGGCTGATAAATGGCTTGAATTAAAAAATCAAGATTTAATGGATAAACAACTATCGTGGCATG